TCAATAAAAATTTATATAATATGAATATATTATAAAAACTTCGTAAAGGCAAATATTTTACGAGCTTTTTTTCTCGTTTAACCAACTTTTCGGTATAGTCTTCTCCGCCCATGGTATATCATGCTTGTCGCAGAACATTCCATATGTTGTCTTCGAGCCCTTTCTAATTTTTGTATTAGCTGATTGGAATACCATTCGTATATCCAATTCCGGTTTTTGCTGTTTTATTAGTAGATGTTTTTTACGATCTTCAAGGACCCAACGGCCTTTGGTTTCTACTAATATGCCATTCGGTAATGTAAAATCGATAGTGTAAGTATGTTTAGTTTCCGGCTTAATATAGCCAATGACCGTATCTTCATACCCAAATTTAATTTTATTTTCCTTAAGTTGATCTGATACTGTATGTTCAAATCCACTCCTGTAACCATGTTTAATTGCGTTCGCACGTAATTTAGATTTTGATCTCCATGCCATAACTTGTTCCTTATTTAATATAAATATTAATAGTCCCAACGAACAACGAAGTTCATATCCACATCTGGATTTTTTTGGATGGGCTGCGCTAATTTTGCTGCGGCCACCATTTCGGCATGCTCATTATATAACCCTATAGATGTTATATAAGGCTTTAATGTTCCAGATACAAATAAACTTTTTCTTAATTCTCCAGGAGGCATATTAGCTTCATTCGGCTCACATGGGACGCCAACTGTTACAGGACGATACGTTGATGATGGGTTCATTGTGACATTGAATTGATCTTTTGGCACACGGACTAAACATTCGTTTTCATATAATGTATGAGTACCACGGTACTCTAAATTCCAAGTGTTTCCAAATACGCCTGACCCGGTATTATATTTTGGTAGTGGTGATGAAACTACTGCCTGGCCGTTTTTATAAAATACATTGCCGGCAATATTTGTTTGATATAAAGAGCCTGACGAATGATGACCATTTGCTAATGATAATAATCCAGTTGCATCTACTGCATAATCATACATTCTAATTTCTGCAACTTCATAATCGACTTCTTTGTCGATTGAGGTGCCATCTGCTACTCCAATTATAATATCGGCTGCATTCGCTGTAATTCCCGGTGGTATTGAGCCAGACAGATTGCCTATAGAAGAGCCATTAATAAACATTTTACATACTTGACTTTTATTTCTAACTGCAATATGATCCCATGCATTTGGTACGCTTCCTACATACGATGATGATATGAATAACGAGTCTGACCCATCTGATGCTTGAAAATAAAATTTAGTTTGGTTGGGAACTCGGTCCGCTCCTATAACAAATGGAGTTTTAATTTTATCGAATGAATTTGGTGTCCGGATGCCAGTCCTAGGCTGTATTATATCACGTGTTTTTCGTTTGCCATCAATGCTATCTAGGTATTGCTCTGTCTTAATAGCATACTTTGTTATAATATCTTTATTAACAACAACAGCATTATTCCTAGAACAATACCAGAATGATATTGTCCAATCGTCGCATTTACCAAATCTATCAAATTTATTATCTTGTGGTATACGTATATATTGGCGATCATCAAAATATGCAGCGAGTCCGGATGGTTGTACATGGTTACCTGTTGTGTCGATCCCAGGCACAATATTAACGCCAGAAGGCGTATCGATATGACTGTCCGGACCCATACCGGATAATTTATCTACATGGTTCAACTGGTATTCAATACTTCCGGAATATAACCCCATGGTATCATAATTAATGAACTTCTGATATAGACTATTAAATGACATATAAAAGAAGTTTCTGCTAGAGGATGCAAATGCGGTCGAGTCAATTGCTATATCATATAAATTTCCGTTGCCATCATCCGCTAAATTAATTGTAGTAGTACCAATTGATGATGTTACTTTAAATGTGCCATGCTTTATTTTCTCACCAACTTGTCCATACGGTGCAGTAAATATTGAAGCAGAATGCCCTAAAAATCTTTTTTGCAACTCAATGTCTAAAAAATCCGCGGATTGCGCCGGATTATTATTACGATAATATTTATGGTCTATGCCATTCCAAATAACATGTTTGTTAGTATTATCATCGGCATTAACCGGAAACAATTGGCCATCAACACCTTGTCCCGTATTAGAAAAAATGTGTGGAGTTACTTTACGAAAAATTGCATCATGTCGAAAATATCCAGATACATTTGAAAAATCAGTTGAATTTACCGTATACCGCTTATAAGTCTTAATAGCGCGTTGCTGAAAGTCATTTGCTCGAATTGGCTGAAATACTGACGGAATGATTGGCATGTCATCTTACTAATTTTTAATTAGAAGTCTAATTTAATTTTTATAAGAGCTTCTCGTGTATAATTTTTTAATAATGGCTGAGATAATTTTGCTGTTGCTAATAGCTCTTTTCTTGTATTATATAATCCAACGGTTGTTATATATACTTGAGGGTCATTAATCATTGTATTGAAAAATAATTGTCCTAATGTGCCTGTCACAAACGATGGGTTATTTGAATAATTATATTCTGCATTCTTAACTCTAACAAAGTAATATGTTGATTTAACTTGCTCGGATGATCTAGATTGAATACCGCCGGTTATACTAGTTGGTGTTAAAGCTTGTGATCCGGATAATGACTTAAATAACTTAGTAGCATTCGCGCCTTGTACTAATGAGCCTGAAACACTATCAAAATTAAGTCCTCCGTTTGCATACGTCTTATTTAACTGATCTGCATTTAGTACTGCAATACCATGTTGTGGATATAACAATCCAAAATATGTTGGCGCTCCGGCACTATGAATATTAGTGCCAGTATCAATTGATCCAGAAACTAAATTATAAACAAGGCCGCCTTCAGATATGCTCCCACCCGATGTTAATGAAGAATCATCGATGACAGAATAATAATTCCCCAAGCCAGATACTCTAACGTTAGACCCAGTATGGGCTGCATTATATATAGCCGAATCAGGCATTGAGCCTGATAGCTGTGCAAATGTTAATTCAAAATTCCCTGGGTCCAACTTTTCTCTATATCTAGCCCTATTAAAATTTAATACATAAATACTGTCAGAATCAGTGCCATTAAATGTAAATTTCTTATCCAATGGAGATAGTAATAATTGGGCATATTGTTTATATATTGCTCTTGTAGGAGTATCATTATTTAAATTACCTGTAGTATCAACTGATCCAGATCCTCCGTAGTGTCCATATGCAACTGATAACTCAGGGTTGGCATTGGTATCATCCGCCGGATCGCCGGTTGAATATATATCTTGGAAATATGTTTGTTGTGTTGCGGTCAAATTTGAGTTCAAAAACATTGAAGTTAAACTACCGGTGTTTCCGGCGAATAGGCCACGCGTCACTATTTCAACATTATTAGGCAATATGTCATCGGTAGGATCGAAACTAGTAAATATTCTTCCTAACCGTTGTCGTGCCCTCGCTTGCTCACGTTCTCGTATAATCTGATCAGCCAATTGCCTTGCTAATGCCTCAACCTGGCCAGTCGCCGCGACCGGATTTGTTGATCTGTTAAATGCAACTGGTCCTCTGTTATTTATTGCCATAATTTATTTTCCTGTTATCCTGCTGTTAGTCCTGTAGTAGCTATTTCAACTTTTTTAACTGTCAATGTAACTGATGCTCTTCCGCCAGTCTCATTGCCTATAAATAATATTGTAATTGACCTATCAGCGGTTAATAATTCTTTTGCAGTTATTTCAAATTGGACGCCGGAAACTGTAATACTTTGTGCTGCCTCTGAGTCACCTATAAACTGCGGTACAGATGCTGCTTGATCTCTTACGCCTCTTACTGCAACAATTTCAGCAACATCTGAATCTGATAAAATTGCGGTGTAGCCAAATCGTCTATTCCCTCCTTGGAAGTTAACTGTTTGTGGTGTAATTGTAACACTCTCATTTGACTGCAATTCAATTGTTGTTTGGCCAACACTTACGACCGGTATACGTGCAGTACCTTTTGGCAATGTTACTAATTTATATTTTAACATTTGAGTTTCGTCTGCTAATGCCTCTACAATCGGCATATTTTCTATAGCAGCGCCATAATATGCATTGCCCAACGGATGATCAGGATTATATAAATCATAATCTACTTCATCATCTGCCAAAGCAAATTGTGTAATTTTGAATTCATCCCTGCCTCTCGCTAAAAGTTCTCTTCCTTTTTTAGTAAGAATGGCATCAACTGTAATCGTTGAATTATTTAAGTATCCCATAGTTATTCCTATCTTTTTAATAAATATGCTTATGCACGAATTTATCTAACTTCTAAATTACCAGGATTTTGTGCATTCGGCGCACTATTAAATATTAAGGTGTTTGGGTTAGTTGCAAACACCTCAATTACTGGCCCTTGGTTGATTCCATTCACAGTCGTCGAAACATTAATGGCCGGACCAGTTAATTTACACCCGGCATATCGTTGGTTCTCTGTCATTTGGAAGAAGTCATCCCTATATCCAACATCTTCAAGGCTTTGGCTATATGATAGTCCTAAACTCTGACTAACGGCCTTTTGTTTGTTTTTTTCATATTTTGAAGTAGCAGATCCGGTGCCATAATAATATTTTACTAACTTAAAAATATTACTCACACGTTGGTCTAATATTATACTACCAAACGGCGAATATGTCAATGGAGACAATGTGCCTGTTATCTCAGATGCTAAACCTAGGTTTGCAGCAGATGCTGATGCAAATTGGTATGGGCGGATACTATATATATGTTTGTAAACCGTTGCTGTATATGGATCTCCTCCCGGGAGACCTCCATTTTCGCCGGCAAGATTGGCAATATGATTTCCTGTATCTGAATATCCACTATCTCCTATATTAAACACTTGGACCGCAGTTGTATATTTATGTGGCATATCAATACTAGCTGATAAAAACCGTACATCGCCGCTGACGACTTTAATTGGTTCCGGCACTATACCATCATAGTGTAATGACTCGAGTGAAGGCCTATTTGTTAATTTCACCTTAGCTCTTTCTAACGCATGCGGCTCAATTAATAGTCCCATCACATTATCGACCCGCTCTGGTAATAATTGTTCTATCTGATTAAATAATGCAAAATCAAATTGACTAAATATTCTCAAATAAGCATTTATGTCATTTCTATCCGAATACTTTTTCCAGTACTCTTTCGAAAAATTAGATAAATCTGGATACTCTGATACTATCTCATGGTCCGGATCGCCTACATAGTCATCTAATGCAACATCGCCTATATGATTAAAAATTTCTTTATTAATTTGGTCCGCGGCTGAATAAAATAGGCCAACTCGATTTGTATCAACTGACGCGCGATCGAATCTTGACTTTTCAGCCGACGCATTTGGAGAGAGCCGACGTACTAATTCATTTGACTCGAGTCTAATCTTTTGTGATCTAGGTACGCTGCCACCTAATGACACTCCCTGAATATAATAAGTCTCTTCTACTGGGGCATAATTACCTCTTTGTGCATTTGATGGGGATATAAACCCTGATGCT